CATAGTAATATTTCCACCTACACTTCCACCACCGACAGGATCAGTTGGTAAATCTAAAATGCTAGTTGCTTCACTCATAATTATTGTAAAGAATGATTGCTTACAATAATTACGCAAATATACATCTTTAAGTTAACCTTTAAGAAATATGGATATTATTCAAATGTAACTATTTTTGCATTTAAAGAACATTTGGTTGCTACAGGTACATATTTTACACATTTACCATTGTTTTTATAAATTTTATCCTTAAATTCATCTAAAGGGGGAGCATGAAAAATAAGACAATTCTGGTCTTTACAAACAGTTCTAAACAAAGAGGCTAAACCAAAACCAAGTAGAATTGACATAATTATTTTTCCTCTTTCACTATGTAAAAATTTGCCAAAATGGATTTGCATTTATATTATATTAATAGTAAATCTTTTTTCTTAACTTTGTATTGGAATTTTAGATATTTGACTTTCATCTTTTGGACAGTCTACTATTCTTTCATCGAAATAAAAACAATTTTCAGCTTTATCTTTAAATAAAACTTTGTCTACATTTTCTGGACTTGGATAAATGTAAATTGTTTTCATTTCAGGTCCTAACACATAAATAAAAAAAAGACCTACTGCAAAACTTATTAAAAATATTGGAATAGAAATATAATTTAATATCATATAATTAGATTAGAAAAAACCTCTACCAAAATCTACTTCTTGTTCAACTAATCTATTCATTGCATCTATTAACATATTATAATTTTTCACTTTGGTTGTTGGGTCTTCCTTATAAAAACTTAAATAAGTTTGCTGGAGAGATTTTCCTAATTTATTAAATGCTGTATTATAAATTGAAACTCCGAAATCATACTGTCCGTTTGGTAATTGTTTTGGTGGAATTATTAAATTTGGAGGAGCGGGTAATCTACAACCATTAAATTGTGGACCGCCTTTTTTAGCTTCATTCAAACAAGTATGCATAAAATCTTTCATCCAGTCTATATTTAGTTTGAATTCTGTTTTTAACTTTGGTGGTAATTTAGACCATAACTTCTTATATTCTTCCAAATGCCAATCTATTCCATCATTACCTTGGCCAATAATTGGTTCATCTTGAGGTATCTCACCTGTTGGATTTGGTTTGCCGGGCGCTTTAATTTTTATTGTTAACTCTTTCTTTTCCGAAGAATCACTCTGGTCTAATTCATCGTCAGAATCAACAATTAAAAGTCCTGATTTTTTCTTTTTAGCAACTTTAGCTTGCATACCAACATTATATTTTATTACTTTATCAGCAAATCCACTAATACCCATATCTAAATCAGTATAGGGTCTTTGAATTAATTTACAATTATTAGTATAATCATCATGATAAACAATATTTTCGCTATATTTTAGATGCCTAATTTTGTCTAAGAGTGGTTTCAAAGTTGTAAAATAAATATTTGCTGCATCTACTGCAAATTGTGCATCATCATTTTCATTCATTTTTTTAATACAATCTTTAATTTTATTGATATTTTCATAAGACAATACAAGTGCATCATCTAATTCTATTTTTTTATCTGGATTTTCTATCATTTTATTCCAGTTATCTAAATACATTTCATAAATTGATGTTAAATCACTTATATAACCCTTATTTAAATCAAAATTTTCTAATGCTTTTTCAGTTGTTATAAGTCCAAATAATAATTTATTTTTTTCATCAATAATTTTATTTTTATATTCTTTAATTTCTTCTCTTATATTATTCATTAATTTATCAACAGGTTCTGTTTCACCTAAAAGAATTTGGATATCAAGATTACAAGGATCTGCTAAATCTCCACACGATGCACTAAATTTTCTATATGCAGATGATTTATCAGTATCAGGATTATAAACAATTGAAAAAATTGTTCCCTTTTTTGATGGGCGCTTACAATTAACACATTTCGGTTTTAACTTAAGAAATTCAGAGCGTTTCTCTCTTTTACTTAGTGTTGGATTATTTATTATCTTCTTTTTATATACATTAAAATCATTTTCAAATTTACTTTTTAATTTAAAATATTCATTTAATGCATCTTTTGGACTTGGTATTTCTTGACTTGACATTATATATAATATCTAATAATATATTTTAAAATCCAGGACGTGAATGAATTATATTATATTCATTTTCCCAATGGGGTAATCCTGTAATCAATTCTTGATGAGCTCTTTGTTTTGCAATTTGAAAATTTTTTATTCTCTCTAAAATGTATTGATGTTTCTCTTTATTTTTTTGCGCAATTTCAACTGGCGTTAATCTTCCTTTATATTTATAAACAAGTATACCTCCTAAAATCAATAAAAAGAAAATGAACATACCAATATTAAAAACCATATTATGAAAATTCTCTCTAATTATATGTGATTGTTTTAGAGCTTGGTTTAAAAAATATTTTACTCCTGGTTCAGTTAATAAAGGTTTAGCTGGTTCTTCGAAATTCATAATATTTATAGTTAAAATTATAAATTAAATTATACATATTATCTATATGGCAAATTCATACTTAAATATTGTAACATTTTTATTAACTACATTATTTTATTACTTAGCATTGAAACCTGCATTGCCTTATACTTTATATAGTAATAAAGAAGAATATAAGAGTTACATAAGCAATAGCTATATGTATTTAGCTGTTTATTTGTTACTTGTTATTTTAATTCAATTTATGGTAAATTCATCTATAATTGCATCCAATTGTGGCGGAAATATTACTGAAAATATGGGAGCCGCAGGTGTATTAACGTTTTTACCTTGGATTCTTATTTTTGGCGTATTAGTTTTAATATTAACTATTTATCCTGGTTTTAAAAGTGCATTTGCTGATGTTATTGGTTATTATTATGTATCTGGTCCTTCTACTAAATTACTTACGGAATTATTAGTTAATAAAGATATCGAAAAGAAACTATTAGATGATCCTAATATGACTCCTCAAAAGAAAGAAGCACTCGAATCTGCAGCCGATGCCATTATTAAAATATGTGGTAATACATCAATATTAATAAATCAAATTGTTCCAAGTAATTTTGACCAATATTGGAGTATTTTAAAACCTTTAATGAAAGATAAATATCAAGCAGAAGGTCCTGAAGCAGATAAAATGAAAAATGATTTATTTGAACTCGTAGTTACAAGAGATAATGTTGGTGAAGCTATGTGGTATATTTATACTGGTTTACTTCTTACATCTATTGTTCAGCTTAAGATAACAAATCGTGGATGCAGTAGCAACCCTAAGACTATGGAAGCTAATTATCAAAAATTTTTACAACAAGAACAAACTGCAAAAGAAGCAAAAGAAAAGACTTCTGCTACCTACACTATAACTAATTAGAGATATTTAAAAAATTGATTTAAAAAAATCAATATAATTAATATATAATAACCTTAAAATGAGCGATAGTTGGGAAGACTGGGAAAACGAAGATTTTGAGATTCCTGTTTTAAATGTTCGAACGCCAGAACAGTTAAAACGATTAGAAGAGCAAAAATTAATAGAAGAAGCAGACATTGACTTAGCTAAGGATTTAATTTGTAATAATAAAAAAGAAGAAGATGAGGATTTGGTATATGAAGAACTTAAACGTTTAGAACAATCTGCAAAAAATAAAAATATTCCGCAAAAAGTTCAAATACCTCCTAAAAAAAATAAACCAGCTAAGAATACAGATAAACAGAAAGAAAATGAACAAAAACAAAAAGAACTATCTAAAAAATTAAAGGAAGAAAAAGCTAAAAAATTAAAGGAGCAAGAAATATTTGGTGAAGCTGAGTATGATGATGAATACGCTGATTATGAAGACCAATTTTATTAAAAATTATAATTTATATTTAAAGCTATAAAATAAATTATAATATGAATAATCAAGAAATATTAGATAAATACAAAGAATCATTGTCTATTTTATGTGATAAATATGACAATAATAGCGATTGGGATGTTTATGAAGACAAATATAAAAAGATTTTTTTTTCAAATAATATTGTAGAAAAATCTTTTTCAAATATAGCAAGACAGTTTAATATAGATTCTTTAATGTATTCAATGCCATGTTTATTTTATAGAGATAATCAATGGTATAAATATAGTGGAAATCATCCAGAACAAATACAATTAAATAATGCCATACAATTAACTAATATCGAATTATTTAAACTAATTAAAAGAACTTTGTATAATAGAGAGAAAAATAGAATAATTGACAGGTTATTAATTCCTGAATATCCACTTAATTTAGAAGAATTAACTATTAATAAAAGACATCTAATAGAGTTTAAAAATTTAACTATTGATAGTCAAACCTATCAAGAGATAAAAGTGGTATTGGAATATCTTTTAACAATAGATGAACAATATATTATTTCTTAAAATATTTTAGGTGAATTCACGTAATACAAAACAGCTAGATAAGATAAAATTCCAAGTAGCAATGATAATAACCAAATAGGTAAGATAGTTTTATTTTTATATCCAATACCAAATTCTCGAATACTTCCATCTCTATTGTAAAAACAGGCAGGTTTCATCATTTGAATTGTGCCAAAAATAATGACAAATAAAATAATGGCTACAAGTGTAATATTGTCTCTAATAAGTGTTCTATACATCTAATATATAATTATAAACTATTTTTTATAATTATATTTTTCTAAAATGTTAAAATACTCAGCTTAACTATCAAAATCTGCATAATCCTCATATTCTTCTTCTGGAGCATCTACACCATCAAAATATCCGTCATAGTAATTGTCACCTAAATGAGTCATATCAAAAGCATCCTCTTGAATTTCGAGATCTACTTGTTGTTGTTCCATATATTCATCAAGAAGAATATCAATATTTTCATCAGTTGCATCTTTATTTTTCATTCTTATTTTTCTCTCAGCTTTTTCCATTTCGTCTCTCAATTTTTGCTCATTAACGTCATCATAATAATCGGCATCGTATATAGTTAAGCCTTTTTTGAGAGATTTGCTATAATCATTCTCAGTTCCAGCTAATTTACTAATTTTTAATATAGTATCTATATCTCTCTTTTCGTCAGTCATTGCTTTCAATCTATCTGTAACCATATCTTTCTCTCTTTCCTTTAATTTGAATATTCTGTCTTGTATATCTTCATATGTAACATCTATTATATCTTTTTCATTTCTAAATATATCCATAAATGCAATTAATAGTTCAGCAGTTTTTTGTTTTAGTTCTCTTTTATTACCCATAACAATTCTTGTATCTTGTGCTGAACGTGTGCTCATTGTTAAATCAATTCTAGTTTCAACATCTTCAATATAATCAACAGAAAATAAATCTGTGACATCAACTGTTTCTTTAACTTCAGTTACAATCATACTGTCTTGGTCTGCTAATTCTACATAATTAATTAAAACACGAAGCAAGTAAAATTCAAATAAATATCTACTTGTTCGTTCATCGATTACACCGCGCAATATTCTATCGCCAATTTTAATAGTTGAAAAGCATGGAGTAGATTCAGCTAATCTTATAGCACTTGAACCATTCGTTTGTATATTAGTTAATATTTTTAACAAAATAGGAATACCATAAAAGGGTTTTAAATTTTCAAAATATTGAGATATCTGGGTTTTAAGTTTATTAACATGATTTTTAGAAAATCCATAATAACTAGGTATATTAGTGTTATCATAATTAACTTTATTTAATACTATATTTGGAAAAACGCTAACAAAATTTTCAATAAATGTTTTATAAAAATTTGTAACATTATACATTGTCTCATTTGATATTTTAATATTCTCATTTCTTGTAGAATTATCATAATTCCAATTAGAAAAATTATTTAATGTATTGACAAATTTTCTTATAGATTTTGTGGTAATATTTTGTCCGCTATTTTTTTGCACAAATTCAATTAGTTCTTTTATCATATCTTTATTTGTTCTATTCAAATAGTCATTTAAATCTTTGACTTCTTTAGTAATTGTTTCAGAAGCAATATCAAAAGTATCTATAGCACCTTTAATTAAATCTCTCAGTGATTTCTCAATAATTATATTTTCATCATGTTCCTTTTCCATAGCTTCTAATAATTTACTTAATTTGGCAACACATGATATTACAGGATTATCTATATCAATATGTACTATATTCTCTCTGCTTATCAATTGTATAAGTCTTAAAAATTGCTCGTTTGTATAATTTCTTCCATCTTCTTTCAACTTTTGTATAATACGGTCAATGCTATCAGATGGATTTATAAGTGTTGAATCTGGTTTATCCGTACATATCGGCAATAAATCTTCTGGTATAGGTAATAAAGATTTAAATTTGCAATAAAATATAAAAGCTAGATAGATGGTTTTTTCATTAAATGTATTTGATATAGGTGGATATATATTTTTAGTATTAATATCACTGTAAAATAATATTGGTTCAGTGTAAGCTCTTATATCATCTAATATATTATTAAGCCGTGTAACAATATTGTTAAATTCAATGATATCTTTGTCTCTGCTAGTAAAATAATCAACGGTTGGTTCATTTTCTTTACTGTCACAACAAGAATTTTCAAGATAAGGCTCATTATTTGCAGTATGGAGTAAAACTCTATGTTTCTTAACAATATCTTGTATTCTTTCCTGAATAGCTAGAGAGAATTGAATAATTTTTGACTCGATAACTAAAATTTTTTCTCTCTGTTTTTTTGAACCATTTCTTAATTCACTATCTAAAGTATCTTTGAACCCTTGTGAAATATTTACTAAATGTCTTATCTTAAATGGAACAAGAGGAGGAAGGAAATCCGACCATTTGGATATATCATGTTCTGCAGGTATTTCAGAAGGAGGAGCTGTTAGAATATATTCAGTTTTTTCTGCAAATTTTCTTTGAACTTCTGGAAGTTGAATAAGTAATGTATCAATTATTGATTTGATTTTAGTTTGTATTTTTTCAGATTTTGTTTTCTTCAATACATTCCATGGTTCACCAGAATCTCTAATATCATATGTTACACACGCTAAATATGTAAGACTACTTAAATCAGATTGTCCGTCAAATGGATACCCTGTAAACGAACGAACACACCCAGGATGAGTTTTTCTTGTTCTAACTGATGGTATTGCAGTTTGAACTGCAATTAAAAACATTCCCAAAGTATAGTATAAGAGAGAAGTGTTAAAAAAATCTTTATAGGATGGCAAGCTGTTACCCTTTTTTGAGGCTTCTCTTATTTTTTCTTTATAATCACTTTCGGATTCAACAGTATTTCTAATGGTTTCTACGACACAATTTATTATAAATTCTTTTTGAGTTTCTATATTTATACCCATAGCAATAGAAAGCGCATTAACTATATTATTAATCATAATAGCTTCAAGTGTGATATATTTTATAGTCTTTTCAGTTGTAGATGCCATTATTTTATTGCCGGCATCTTCTTCCATAACTGCTCTGGATGAGACCTTGAAACCTTCTTCGTATCCTTCTTCTACATCAAAATCACCAGGACATATAGGCCACCCAGTAAATTTATCTGTCCACCAATCACCGTCATCGCTAATCTGACCAATACGTGCCTTTACTTCTTCAAGTTTAGACATGTAATTATATTGTGACATAATAAATGCACTTGCTAATTCTTTCTTAAATGATGGTATTAAAGGAACACTTGTTTTAATACAATATAACCAATGTTCAGTTTCTAATTTACCATCTAGAGAGAATCCAGGAATATAAGTTCTTGTAAATTTATCACAAAATTTAATAATATCATATTGTTTTTTTGTGAAATCTTTTTGTCCTAATATAATGTCTAATAATTGAGAAAATGGCGATATAATATGTGCCTGGTCTTTATCGTCAATATTGACACCAATTTTATACTTTTGATTATTGTATTTTAACATTGAATTTGTTTCTATTTTTGATAAGATTGGCATTATTGACATAAAATATTCATATTGTTCTTTGATATTCTTTTCAAATTCATCCTTTGACATTTTATATTTTGTATCAAATTCACTAATAATATCTTTAAGAAGTGAATTCTGCAAACCTAATTCAGTTACTTTCATACTCTCACAATCGTCATCATTTTTTGTTGGGATACTTATACATTTTTCTTGTAAATCGCAAATAATTGACGGCTCGTCTGTAACCAAATTCTTTTTTATAAGTTCTTTATCTAATACCCATTTGTCATCTTTACGTACATAATAATCAGATTCTTCTTTAATATAATCAACTGCACTCGAGTGTCCCTTATATAAAATTGCATATTGACCATCAATTACTTTTTTAATTCCATTTACTAATGTATCTGCCAAATAAGTTGCTTCAGGTTCTGATAATTTATTTTTCTTTATTTGATCATTTATTATATGCTCTTTTAATTTATCAGGAGTCAAATTAATAACTTGCTCTGAATAACCTCCTTTTTTACTATCTTCTTCCATTATTCCATAATTTGTTTTATCATATTTTCTATCAAAATAAATAGTTTTATCATTGTCATTTTCCAATTGTTCGAGAGAAGTATATAATTTTGCGACTACAATTGTTTTACATTTATCATCTTGTTCTTCATCTTTTATTTTTTTATCATTATTCTTCTTCTCAACATCAAAAATATCAGTAACATCATGAGGAAACATAAGTTTTAAATTATCATAACCTATTCTAGATGTATATAATTTTGCATAATCTTTTATTGTTAATCTTCTTAACATTTCTGAGTTTGTTAATTCATCTGTATTTTCAATACCATATCCTATATCAAAAATATCATGTCTAGCATTTAAACTTATCATTTCAACTACACTAAATGCTTGTGATTTTAAAAGTGGTATTGTTTTAATTGTAGATATGATTTTAAAAATTCTAGATAACTCAATCATATTTTTATTGTACTCTGAAATTTTTGTGTCAATAAAATTTGTAATTTCTTCATATTGTTTAAATGTTAAATCATCAGTATAAATCATAAAAGGTTCTAAATATGATACAACATCGATAATTGAAAGCTTACCTTTTATATATTTTTTCATTAAATTAAATATAACTCTTGTTTTAGGCACAATTGTATCCACAAAAATTTTGTAAATATCTTTTTTGGTTTTACCTTGTAAATCTTCATAACCCAAATTTAATGCATAATTTCTAATACCACTCACAAATGTTTCTTCATCAAATTCAATTTGCATATCAATTGAGTCAACAAATGTAGTATTTATATTTGTCTTGTTCTTTAATAGTTGCCAATAATTTAAAAATACCTGATTCAAATTAGCTCTAGAGAGAATATCAGAACCCGGCAAATTAATCTTTGAAAACCTAATTGTAGACTCTGGTAATGTCATAATTGACTTAATTGATAATAAATCATTATTAGTCATTGGAACTCTAATAGTTGTCATTTTTGCACTAGTAAAATCAGTCGCTTCTAATTTTGTATCACCCAAGTTGTAACGTGTTATAACAAATCGTCTATTTCTTATCATATTTTTACTATACACAGACGAA